CTATCCATTAAATCAATTTGGCGTTTTGCTTGCCCCGGTGCCGCTGTTCCACCAATGCCTGTTAATGCACCTGATACATTAGTTGCACCTTGAACTGATCCAAATTCAGGTGTTTTAACTTGAAGATTTTTAATGCCTAATTTATGTAATAAAACATCTAAATAGCCATATTGGGCTATTAGATCATCATTCATTTTTTTAATTTCATTGCCATGCGTTATATATTGATCAGCCCAATTTCCAATAGCTTCTACAATACCGACAGTATTTTTTGCAATATTTACTTTTAAACTTTGACTAGCTATATCTATTTTGTCGTAAGCTAAACCAATTCTTCTAAAAGCATCTTCAGCATCTTTAAATGAATTTTTGTTTTGATCTAAAGATTCAGCAAGACCTTTAATGTCCACGCCTTTAATAGCACGACCAAACATATCCATAGCCATTGCATTGCGTTTAGTTGTATCTTCAATGCCAGCTAAAGATTTGACAGTTTTTTCAAATAAATCTTGGGGGGAAAGGGTTTTTAAATCCTTAATTGAAACGCCTATTTTGAGAAAAGCTTTTTGTGCTTTGTCTGATCCAGTAGCCGCTTCATCAACCTTATTAGAAAAGGCTGACATAAGTTTAGCACCATCGTCAGTATTGCCACCATTGATTGCCAATGCTTGCGACATACGCAAGACTGATTGAACAGACATATCATTGGCTTTTGCTACATCATTTATTTTATCAGCATAATCAGCGGCAGATTTAGTAGCACCAAGAAAAACAGCGCCAACTGTAGCCATGCCCAATTTTGCACTTGAAGCAAAGCCTTCTAATCTTTCTTTAGCTTTACCTAAACCAGCATTAAATTCGCCAGCATCAAGTCCAAGCAGAACTGCTAATCTTGAAATAATTGCCATTATTTACTTTCAAATCTATCCATTTTAAAGTCAGGTGCTTGTGATATAAATCTTAATAATGAATCGCTTGCATCAGCTTTAACTTCATTATAAACATAATCATAAACACTACCCAAAACGCCTTTTAATGTATAGGGTTGGCTATTATTTCCTCGCAAGTAATTAAAAACGCCTGTAACAAGCATTCCTTGATTCACCAGCAAGCTTTTATTTCCAATTAACCCATCAGCATACATGACCATAATATCGTTCATTGTAGCTTCATCTAGTGCGTCAATATCTTGTATTGTATGACCATTAAAAACCATTGCTGACCGCACTTGGGTTCTTAATGATCCAATTACTTTGACCTAATTTCCTTATAGTCTGGGGCTATAACTTCATTAATTTTTTCAACTAAAGTTAATTGAATTGCCAATGGAAATTCTATTTCTACATCAGCATAAGTTAAATCTTCTAAACTTCCAGTTTCAGGAACTAAAAATTTAATGTATTCGGTAATACGATATTGTAAAACATGCTTGTTTCTAGCGGCTTCTCTCATTGATCTGCCTTCTATTAAAATATCGTTATCTTTTACTTCAATGCCATCATCTTTATCGTCTTTAAAGTCCTTTATCATATCCTGATAAATTTCATCAACTACATCTTCATTTGGGCTTTTGAAGTAATTATAAATTGCTTCTATTTCATTAACTGCTGGAACTCTTACTTTAAAAGTGTGTCCACCAAGTTCAAATTGTCTAGTTAAAACTGACAAACGATTTTCTTCATACTTTTTACCTAAAGCATTTCCAAGCTTACTCATGTCTTATTCCTTTATTTTGTTGTTGATAAATTTTTTGCTTTAAACTTTGCTATTTCCTGTGCTAATAACATTCCAGCTAATTCTGTCACTTGCGTTTGTTGCGATTCCAAAGATACTCTTAAAAATGGATTTGCTGATCTGTTAGCAGTTCCAAATTCAGTAGCAATTGCTCGTGCATCATAAAAAATATCTTGGCTTGCGTAGAATTTTTTGCGTTCACGACTAAATGCTTTTTTATCACCTTTAGACCATAAATGCCCAAATTTAGCATTAACTTCTCGTTTTAAATGTTTGGGAATTGGTCTAGTAGTAACTTTGGCAATAGCAGAATCTGTAGGCTTGACATAATTTGATCTCATGTCTTTAGCAGTAGGTTTTCCAGACCATATAGTTAAAGACCTATTAAGCATTCCTGTATCACTATGTTGTGCAGTTAGCATTTGTGCAACTGCTAATACAGGCTTCATGGCTTCTCTAGCCACTTTAGTTAAGATGCGACTTGTTTTTTTGGCATCACCAACTTGATCACGCAAGTTTTCAAAGACTTCAAGTGTTTGGGATAACCCTTTAACTTCAAATCTTGTTTCCATTAATCTGCCTTAATTATTTTTTGATAAATGGCATTATTTAATTTAACTGCATAATCAACGACTTCTTCAGGCGAAAGTTTATCAGCATGATTTTTTGCAATATCATGTGCTAAAGCAATTCCTGTTAAGCGTTGTTGGGCAAACCCAAACCAGTTCTTTTGTCCAGAACCAGCTTGGGATACCAAATAGCTTAATAAATCATCATTAGATTTGATCTGTGTCGTCATATTGTTTTGCCTTTTCTTTTGTTATTTTTTCATAAGGATTAACTTTTGCTAAAGCTTGTAATGCCACATATTCAGCACTATCAGGATTAGCTTTTGTTAAGGCATCAGCAACTTCTTTTGCATCGACAGGCAAACCCAAAGCTACTGCATCAAGGCTTTGATAGGTGCTTGTTAATATTTCAATAGCTTCAGATAATTTCATATTTAATCCTTATTAAGCAGTATTAGACCAACCATATTGATTACCTCGTGGGTGAATCGTGAATGTGCATTTAGCTTCAGCAGTAGGATTGTTATCAATTGTGAATTGGCTAACACGACCATTAAATGCGTAATAAACAGTGTTTGTGCCATCAGTAGCAGAAATAACATAAGTTCTGTCAATTGTGCCATTGTAAGCATCACCACGAACCAAAAGAAGATTAGTATCGCTTGGATTCCAAGCCGCTGTAATCGTCATTGAAGTAGGTGCTGATTGTGTTGGGATTTTATCAGATTGTCTTGAACCAGCCACATTGAAGTTAGCAACTGCGTCATCTTGACCAAAAGCTGGAATAGCTTCTACTGGTAATAAATTACCTGAAACTGCAATAGCAGAAACTGAAGCTAAAACTGATAAGTTAGCAGTGCTTAAAGGTGTTGGTGTTGAAGTAGGTTGTAAATATAGTGATGCACTAAACCCCGGTAATACTTTATTTGGTAATGCCATAATTATTTCTCCACATTAAAAAAATTAAAAATTCTTATGTTGGTATGTATATAGTGCAATCCATAAATATATTAAATAGATTGATTTCATTGTCGTATCCATTATATAACCACATTACATCAGCTTTAGAAATTTGGAAGCCATAAGTTGCACCACCAAATAAACCTGAATACCCATGCAATGCCTGTAAAATTTGATTTGCTATCAAAAACCCATTTTCCATGCTTCCACTAAAAACACTTATTTGAAATACTGGACTATCAATACCTTTTACATTTTGATAAATACCAGTATAAACATCCTGATGAACATTTCTTAATTGCCATGTTACAAATTCAGGTTGTGTAGCAAAATTTCTATTGAAATTAGCATATACAGGAACAGGGCTTATTATAGCACTTAATTGTGCTTGTATGGCTTTTGCATACTGATTTACATTTTGTTGGGTAGCCATTTTAAACCTTTGTCGCTGGGTCTGATCTATAACACATTAAAGTAACAGACATTCTATCGTTAGATTCAAGAACATCAGTAATACGCCAGTCTTTGCTACGCCAAGTAATTGAATAAAGATTTTGATTATCCACAATGTCTTTCATCCAAGGCGTGTAATTCATTGTGAATTGAATTAAATCTTGATATATACGATATCTTTCAGTAATAGCAAGCGAATTTTTTACATCAGACACTAAAGGTCTAGTTGTAAATTTCTTTGTAATTGTAGTGGTATATTGACCATAGGCATCTGTGCCAAATGTTAGTGTATTAACATCCACATTTTCATAGCGTTTAATAGCCATTTACATTACCAATGGTTTGTAAGGTCTTAATAAAGCATCAACGCCATAAGGAATATTTTGTAATTTACTTAATGTCGTTTCTGATCGATTATTGTATAAATGAGTTAATAAAAGTAAGCCAGCTTGTTTAATTACTGGATAAGCTTGTAAAAAGTTAGCATTTTGAGTGTATTCAATAATAATAGGTGAAGTTGCATTTGTATTTACATTGCTAGGCATTCCACTTGGAAATATTACTTTATTGCCTGTGCCATCATAATAATAATTAGATGAAGCAAGTGTAGTAAAAGTGCTAGGTGTATTGCCATTCCAAAAACCAACTTTAGTAATGACTACTCCACCTGAAGCATAATTATCCACATAAGAAGTTTCAGGTAAATCTAAACACATTGGGGCGGCATACAAAGAACTTGTTCCATAATAAACCCTGTAAGATGTTGGGAATATTGATAGTCCAAGATAATCTTCGATGTGCATGCGAACTGCTAATTCCAAACCAGATAAATAAGCATCTTGTGATTCATCACCAAACAAGTTTAATTGATTGGTGATTTCATCAAGTGTTAGCCATCCAGTAGTTAAATCACGACTAATTTGTTCAAATTTATCGTAATTAAATGGATTCCTAGTATCGCCAAATGCAACAGTTCCTAATTCGTAACCGCTACCTGACATATTATGCCCCTAATAAATAAATACCAGCAAATGGATTGCGAATTGTTGATACTAATCTTTTCTCTGCGTAAAGAGTTACAAAACCCGGTGCAGTTTGATCAAAGCGTTGAATATTCATTTCTTCAGCATCAGCAATAGTTAGGAATTGATCCCAATTTGCTAATATGCCTGAAAGTGAACCAGCGCTTGGTGTTTGTAAATAAGAATTTGGAATTACAGGGAATCCAAACATATAAGCTACAGAACCACCATCATCATCACCAACTTCAGTAAAGAATGGAACACCACCACCAGTTGTTTTTAATTTTCTTAATTGAACAATAAGATCAGGATGTAAATGCCATGCAGTTGTAGGTAAAGACCAATATTGTGCTGGTAATAAATTAACTGCATCAACAATATTGTCATAAGTAATAGCAGAAGCAGTAAATGATTTTTTTAAAACTGTATGGATACCATCAGTAATTGCATATCCACTTGTGCCATAAGCCGCTGCTGATGTGCTTGTATTGTAATAAGCTAAACCTCTTAAACCATTTGTTCCACCAGTTGAAGTTGTTGAAGAACCAGACTGGTCATTGTTCAATGCCATTGACTGCGCTTCTAATTGACTAAATTCCAGCATTAAATCATTAACAATTGCTGAATCAATACCATTAATATCTGACATTGCCGCTGTTCTTACAGGCAATTGTGCAGTGATAACTCGTGTTGGTAATTGCCAAATAGTTGTTGCAATATTAGGTGAACCACTATTAGGTGTAACTGTATAAAGCCAAGGATTTGTTGAATCAGCCGCATTACCAGTTTTAGCTACAAATTGTGTAGCAGAAGTATTAGTTGTAATAATTTGACGACTACCTTGTCTGAAAGGATTAGCATAACGAAGCGCTGCAAATGCGTCATCAAAGTAATTTTTACCACCAATATCTAAACCTGAACCGGTAAGATTTGAAGCTTCATTAACATCTTGGGCTTCTTTAAACAAATTAACTTTGGCTTTGCCTTCAGTTAATGCTTGTTTTATGCCATTTAAAATTCTTTCAGATGTATTCATTTTTCTTTCCTAAATAAGTTAAAGAAGGGGCAGATTGCTCTGCCCTTTCCTATACAACAATAAAACTACAATTAAGTAGCAGTGCCAGTTGATCTATAACGAATAATAGCGAAAGGATCAACAACAGAAGTTGCTAAACGCTTTTCACCATAAAATGTAATCGATCCCGGTAGCGTTTGATCATATCTACGAAGAACCATATTTAAACGATCCACGATTGTATGACCTCTTTGCCAATCACCAAAATACATTGGGTAAAGGCTAGTTGTGCCAGCAGAACCAGTAGTAGCTTGTGATGGATTGTCAACATACTTATTCACAACTACATCGAAGCCTAATAAAGTGCCGACAATTCCGTCAGTTCTTGATAAGCCATCAATATAGATTGGGCGACCTTGATCATCAACTAAACCACGAATTTGTTGAAGCAACACTGGGTTGATAACAAATTTTGCAGATTCTGTCCAATATTGTTGTGGTAAAGAATAGATAAAGTTCACTACATCTTTATACTTGATATTAGCAGCGCCTACTGTATTAGCGTTAGTTGTTAATTGGTCATAAGTAGCTAAAGTATGTAAGCCTGATGAAGAACCAGTGCCAGTTGAACCAAATGCCGCTGTAGAAATAGTTCCACCAGCGTAAGTTGCATTAGCACCAGCATATTGATCTAAACCACGCAAACCATTTGTGCCACCATAAGGATTTGAAGCTGATTGCGCTGCTTGATCGTTATTTTGGATCATTGATAAAGCTTCGTTTTGGCTGAATTCTAAAAGCATATCAGCAACAACATTGCTTTCAAGACCATCGATATCGTCAAGTGCCGCAGTTCTGATTGGGAACTGAACATTTAAGTCTTGAAGTGTTAATTGCCAAATGTTTGTATCTTCAGTTGTAGTTGCACCATTGTTTTGAATAGTGTAACCCCAAGCAACGCCAGCATTACCAACTTTAGCGCGGAATTGATAAGTTGCACCATCAGTAGCAACTGTTCTTGAAACGCCACGAAGTGGATTAGCAAGTCTTAATGGGAAAAATACTGGATCATAAGCAGTTCTACCACCGATACCAGCACCAGAACCAGTTAAAGCTGAAGCTTCTTTTAAGAATGCGTCATATTGGTTAGCATCTTCGAACATTTTAAGTTCTTTTTCGATACGACCATTGTTTTTAACGAATTCAGCTAATTGACCTTTAACCATACGATTAACTTCTTGGCTGATTGATTTGTAAGTTTTTACGATTGAAGGTGCTTGAATTGAAGCAACTTTAGCTTCAAGCGCTGCAACCTTTTCATCGAAAGAAGCTACTGTTTCAGCAAGTTTAGCATCAACTGAAGATGTTACTTCTTCAACCTTTGCTAAATTAGCCGCTTCAATAGCATCTAATTTTTCAATAATTTTTTCTGACATGATTTATCCTTTTAAACGATTGTTAAGTTTTTTAAGAAGTTCTCTTTCCTCAAAAGCTTTGAGTAATTGTTCTTCTTGATTTACCACCGCATCAGGTTCACTCTGAATAGGTGTATTTTCAATTTCAACTTTAGTTGCATCACGCACTTCTAAAATTTGTTTGAAAATTGAAGACGCGGTGGTCGCATCTTTTCTTGAAAGTTTTGCGTCACGCAATTCCTTCTCGATTAGTTTTAAATCTAAAGACCCATCTGGTCTAAAGAAAGATTCTAATTTTGAAATATTGCATTCAAGGTTGTTTGGTTGCATAACGATTGAAACTTCTCGTAAGCCACCTTTAGTAATTTGGAAATATGCTTCATCAGAATCATCATCTTGACCATCAGCATCAACCATTTTAAATTCATCAGCATAAGCACCTACTGAAACGCCACCAACCATTGCTGGTGATTCTTTCATAATTGTGTATAGGTCTTTACCAGCAGTTGTGTTAGTAAATAAACGACCTTTAGCATTCATGCCTTTGTCAGTAAATTCAAATTCTTGCCATTCGCCTACAGGCATGTTCATGTCGTTATGCTGGAAGAACATTGGTAATGGTTTACCTGATTTTGCAAATTCATCAGCCCATTGTGCAAAACCTTCTGGTTGATAATTAAATTTACGACCATCTGCACCTTCTCTAGCACCCCAAGTTGTTACAGTAGCTTCAATAACGCCACTAGCGTCTGATGATTCATCAGCTTTAACGCCTAAAGCTACTTTTGATTCAAAAAAGAACTTTTCGAAATTAGATTTATTAATTTCAGTCATTGATTGGCACTCCCTTTTTTTTCATTCCGTTAGTTTCAACCGGCTTTGGTTTTCTTTTCAAAGCTTGTTGGGTTAATTTTTCTAGTAACTCTTTTAATGTCATTAGGCTTTACCCGCTTGTCCAGTTTTGCCAACGCTAGAAGTATTACCACCACCGCCTGTATCTTGGGGTGTTGTGCCACTAATAGGTTTAGTTGGTTTGTTTGTATCTTTTAATTCGTCTGCATTAGGAATATTTTGTTTGCCAAGATATTCTCTAGCTTCATTAGGTGTCATTATACCAGCATTTACACCAGCCACTGCATAATTCATTTGATCTAATGGTGCGCCTTTTAAAAAATCTTCAGTTTGAAACTGAATGCAAAGATTTGGGTAGCCGGCTAGTAAAGAAGTGCCAAATTTTTGTTGTATATTTGTAATCATTGGCAACATTGTTGATTTATAAAATTCATCTAACATTGTTTGCGTATTATTATATTTACCTTCTTCAATACCAATCATTGGGGGTGGAACACCAAAAAGACCACATATACGCTTCATAGTTTGTTGTTTTAATGCTCGTGCATCAGCATCTTGAAGTGTTAGCATGTTTAATGGCATATATTTCATTCCATTATCTAGCAACATACCTTGACCCGGTTTCGATAAATCAGTTGATTTAGAACCAGTTAATGAAGTCCATGCTTCTTTAAGTCTAGCGGCAATTTCTTTAAATTTAGCGTCTGGGATTACTGCATCAGTAACAAACATACCGCTGGGTTTAGCGCCGTTTAACATAATAAAATTAGAATACAAATCAATGTCTTGATCTAAAGATACAAGTTCAGTTGCTAATATTCCTTTGTTAAAACCAGCACTACCTTGCCAAGCCATTTCACTTGCATGAATAACTTGGAAATATTCTAATGGTTCATCTTTATTAAATCCGTATGTGCTAGTCGATAATCTATAAGTAGGATATCGTGTAGGTGTTATTTGAGCGGTTATTAAAGTTGAATCCAAAAGATACATTTCCATTGGGGTTAGCGAAGGATTAGTTTGTTCCTTACGCCATAAAGCAGTAAATGTTTCACCAGCTAGGTCATACCACATTGACCATTGAAACCAGAATTCGAATGAAGATTGATAATGATTAGGGTCATTTAATAAACTATATACTGCTTTTGCTTTTGCTTTATCTCTAGTCGAAACATTTGGATTTGTAACTGCATCAATTAATTTGCCATCTTCACCATAAGCCATAATCTTAATAGGCAACTGTGCTAATGCTCTAGCTTTTGCATTTACGCAAGCCATAACAGTTGAATTGCGTGATAGCATAGACATATCGACTACACGACCAGCAGTATTAACTGATGATGTTGTTACATATAATAATTGGTTATTGGATTGAGTTGCTTGACCTTTAACATTTCTTAAAATGTTATTACCAAGTGCAGTTTGACCAAAAAGGGTATTACTTTCAGAAGCGTTTGCGTTTGGTTTTCTTTTGAATATGTCTAATATAGCCATGTTTTTCCTTTAAATACTTCTGAAGCCAAATGAAGTAGATACTAATGGGTGATCTAATGAACAGTGCATCGCAATAATAAGGGCTATTATACCATCTACTTTAGCGGATTTATCTGCTTCATTTTTCCGGATCTTAATATTGCCATTTACATCCTCATAAACTTCGCAGTTACCTAACTGCCATCCTAAAAATGGATTACCATCGTGTTTTATTTGATGTTGCATGATCAGCTTTTCTACATGCTTGGAAGGATTAGACAATACTGCCATTCCTTGACCAACTTTTTTAACTGGTATGCTATTGTCGTGTAGGCGTGCAATAAGTGAAGCGGCATTGTAAGCATCATAGCCAACTTCTTTGACTATAGGATACTTCAAGCATTGTTGCTTTATATATTCAGATATTTCCCTATCATCCATAACATTGCCTTGTGTAACATGCAAAATGTCAGAATGAATTGCTTGATCAAATATACCACGATAATGACTTGGAATCAATGCTAATGCTTCTTCAGG